AACAGTAGGATTCCATGCATCTGTATATAGAAAGTAATCACCATTTGATACTTTACCATTACAAAACATTTCGCCTATTTGTTCTAGTTGTTTACTTTTATAAACGTTAGTACCACCAAAGTTGAGGAACGCCCCAGGCGTAGTTGCCTGAGGAGTATCCCCGCCACTAATGACGTTTACATTTTCATTTGTAGATCTCTTGAGTTGCCTTGGAAGGTATTCTTTCCATTGCTTAGTGTAGCGTGTATCTACAGCCTCAATATCTACAATATGAATAGTCATCAGTATCTCCGTTTGTTGTTATAATTTTTACCTGAAGAGCGAGTTTTCGCTTTAAGGTGATTAACATGCCTTTGGTATGAACGCCATACATAAGAGCGATCGTTGTACAAATCCTTTTCATTGAAGTGAAAAGCCACGTTTTTTGCGTCACCAACATAGCGACAAAAATCTTTGAAGTTTTCCAAGTCTCGAAAAATTTTGTCATAAGCCGGCTTATTAAAGTCGATTGCCATTTTTTAATATCCTCTATCAATAGCACTTTAAGTTTTAGGGTTGGGGTAATAAATTGTACAGCCGTTTTCGTTGTCTTCTGCAACGCTAATTTCTACAAACCGGCCGGGGTATTTGTTAGAAATTTCTTTATACAAGTCATCTGCAATCATCTCACAGCTCTTGTAATCTAGATCGAGCACCGACGAGTTACTGTCAATGTTTTGATAAAGTCGCTCAAGCCAGCGTTTAAACTGGATGAACTCGATGTCTCTATCGTTGTGAAACACTTCGATACGCACCCGGAAGTGGAAAATATGACGATGCATAATACCAAGGAACGAAACATCATCCCAATCACCGGTCGCCAACTTTGGATCACTATCTGCTCCTGGATACTTATGGACACCTTCTTTATTAAAGGTTACCCATATACTTCTAGTAGCATTATTTAGTGTGCTTTCATCATTCATTTTTTTGTTTTCCTCTCTAGTGCGTCTTAACATATAATCATAATAACGTTCTTGCATAGTATTAGTATACTTTCTTTACAAGGGTTTGTCAAGAGAATATTTACTCCAATCAGTAAATTTTTCTCTATCCATTAAATCGTGCAGGCTATGACACCAAACACCGGGGTTAGTTGCTTTAAAGTCCTTATCGTCAATTTTAATCATTGTGTTATAGTTCCACTGTTTAACATAAGGTACTACAACACGTAGTTGCGGAATAAAATAATCGCTCTCAACTAAGCCGCCGTCTAAGAACCATTCTAAGTTAATAGTACTTGGAATATCTAAACTACAAAGGATACCTTGATCTGTAAACGCACGAATCATTAGATCCCAGTCTTCAAAATTATCTGAAGTCTTAGGATTATATGAATGGTTAGCACCAAAGAAGATATGTTCACATTGTTCGTTTGTATAGTATTCCATAATCTCGTTATAGTTTTGAACACCAGTAACAAACAATGTCTTCATTCCAAATGCAGGAGTCTTTTCAACTTCTACGCCTGTGAAGAATATCGGAGTATCACTTACACCATTTTCATAATCACGTTTCATATTGTTTTTAGCCTCGTTTCTAGTCGATGTATCTCGTCTTTAAACCAAAGTTTTTTAGTTTTTAATCGGTTAATTTCACTATCATTTGCAAATGTATTATACAACACTTTTATTTCTTCGTCAAGTATTCTATGCTTTTCGTATAGCTCTTGTAAATAACCTGCTATTTTATTGTGTTCACTTGTGAAGTTGCTCATCTGTCAATTCCTCTAACTTTGTTTCATCAAATTCAACATCGTCGGTTTCTGTTTCAGGTTGATCAAATAGTTTATCAAACATTGGCTTAGCGGATATTGTCTTCTTACCAATTGCGCCTCGCGTACCTGGAACTTGCATCCAAAAAGGTCGATACTCTATAATCTTAGCTAACGATAATTCTTTAGTAGGTTGTTCAAATACTTCGTTAATCATGTCTCGTATTGTTTGTACTTGGAACTTACTACCCATTAACATCTTGGGAGTATTACCAGCATCGTATTGTCTGTTAGCTTCTTGTACAGCGTTTACATGAGTCCACACATTGTGACCCATTTGTATAGCATAACTAAAACTATCCCAACTTGTAGAATCTTTACCACGTACAGTTGTGTTACCATCGGCATCTAATAAAGGATTACCAGCTTTGTCTAAATCAACTCCGCCTTTAAGTACTTTGATAGTACCAATTTTATTAGTGTCACCAACAGCGTATGTACAAATGTCATTAACTAGTAGTCCGTCACTTAATGGACTATCTTCAAATGTTTTAAAGATACCGTCTTGTAGTGATGCATCTTTAAATGTGCGTGTGTCAGTTGCATACTTTAGTTCGTCGACACTAGGAACCATTCGATAGGTCCATTTACCTTGTACAGGCGTTTCAACTGATGTATAAATCTGTCCATTTGCTGTAGCAAGGAACGGACTAGCACAATCAAAGGTAACCATAAACGTTGGGTTATAGTGCTTACGTACAGCTCGTTGTACGTCTGTAAGCAACGTTGCCCACTCTAGTTTACTTGTGCCTAAGAAGTGCATTACATCGTGTATGCCGCTTTGTAGTAAGCCGTCGTAATGACATGTAACAACACGTTTAAGTAATAGTTCAACATCACACATATTCTGTCCACCCATTGACCACCCGTTAAAGTGATTGTCTGGATACTTAACTGGATCGCAATAGTCTTTCATTTGCTCATACCAGTCTTCTGCGTCATCAAAGTTCTCACCTTGTAAAACGTTTAAGAACTTACATGCGCCTGTTCTATGCTTCATCCAATAGTCATTGTTAATACGTGTTGCTACTACTGCTTCTTGATATGTACTAATGCCTGTTGCTTTTGCACCAGCTGGCGAACGTGCTACCCAGGCCGGAATATCAAGCACCATACCATAGTCCATATAAGCATCCATCCAACGAAGAACACCATCACGTTTCTTTTGTGCTTTAGGACAGTTAGGATCTTTCCAATCGCCTTCCCAAACACCTTTACCAATTTGGAAACCACCTGAGTCGCCTAATAGCCAAGTATTTTCTCTATCTCTATTTCGGACCATATCTTCTTTAGGCACAACCTTAGTTGTATCTAAATCAGCATGTCCAGCTGAATACAATGTCCATTTATATGTAAACTGACCTTCGTTCTTATTAAGATAGTTTAAACTCTCAACACCGTTAGCAAAGTTACTTGGAACACGATTCTTTTCAACATACTCGTCATACCGTTGCTTACCTACATAAGTTGCATAAAAGCCGCTTAGTGCAGGCAAGAACGTTGCATAATCATTTTGTGTTGCTGTTAAATCTTTGTTCATTTATTTTTCCTATAGTCCTAGTATGCCAAACAAGTTAAACCATCCCATTGATGTTCCAATTATAACTGGTATACCAATCATTGTTAATGCAATAATAAAGAACGCTAGTCCTGCACCTTTATTGTGATACGGTTCATTTGGGTTAGTCATGTTCGCCACCTTTGCCACGTAATGTGTAAAAGATTTGAGGCTTACGTTTAGCAGCTTCAAATGTTGCTACTGTTATACATATAGCACCTAATAGTAATGTGTGTATTAGTATGTTTGCACCCAAGTACATCCAAGTACCAGTCATTGCTGTAAATGCAATACACCACATCCATGCTAGTATTTGCATCACCATGTGACGGACTCTTAGATCCTTAATGTTAGATAATGGATTCTTATCACTATCCATTATAACATTCCACCAATCAATAATAAAACTCGTCATTAAACATTTCTTTCTTTTACTTACTTTGTGCTGGTAAGATATAATCATACTTGACCATACCACTATCTACACTAATCATCATAGCACCTTGATCACTAATGCTCATTGTTACATCGCCGTCTAAGTTTAAGACGCTTTGTACTTGTGCTACAGGCCAACTCCATTGGTGTTGTAGCGATCCATCAATTCCGTGTTGGAATACAAACTCACCTGCGTGTGTACTTGCATCACCAAAACTAAACACTAAGTTGCCATCAGTAGTCTTTACATTAAATGTAGGCTCTTCTGAATGTGCCGCACTCATTAGTTTCATACGTGCAATACTAGCCATGCTTGGAGTAATCTCTACGTTCCATTGTGCGCCTTTAAACTTAACAGTCTTAAGTTTTTCTTCAATGATTGCTTTGTTCATAAAGCGATAATCATTTTCAAAGTCACCTGCCGCATTTTCAAAGTGAATGTGCGTTGGAATAGTTTCTCCATTACGGTCTGCTTGTATTACATCAATCTTAGCATCTTTCTGATACTCAGGATTCTTTAAATGCAAACTTAGTTTATCTAAGTTAGGCATACCAAATGTACCTGTAAACTCTGCAACAGGATTATTTGTTGATGCTGTTAAAATAACAGATCTATCTTCAGCCATGCTTTCAACTGTTGTGTCTGTATCGCTTGTTACTTTTACTAAACTTAAAAAGCCTAGTGCATGTGTGTGAGCGACAATGTCTTGTAAAATATCTTTCATATGGGTTCTCCGTTTATAATGTTTATTATATTGCCTTTATCTTCTTTTGTCAAGAAGTTTTCTATAAAGTATTTAGGTTTCCAACCTAATGCTTTAATTTTTTCTGTGTTTGCACAAGTATATTCACGTTCTCCAGGTGTATTTAGGCGAACGGGTACATTTGGTGCAAGGTCTTGAATACGTACAGGTGCTCCTGTACCTATATCAATTATTCCATTTACATTGACTTTTGCTATTAGTATATCAATAGCATCTAACAAGTCTTGTAAATGAACAAAGTCTCTATAATGCCTAGTAGCATATTCTAGTGTATCATTGCGTAGTCTTTGAAAGAACATATTCTTTCTAGGACATATGTCTGAATATACTGTATGAAATCGCATACCTAGTGTGTTAGGGTAACGACTTGCTAGTTCTTCTAAGCAATACTTAGACGCCGCATAAGGGTTTAAATCGGGCTCATATGCGCTACTAGAGCTTGCATAAAGCACTCTTGTGTCAGGGAAAGCATTAAACAAGCGTTTACTTGCTTCGATGTTGTTTAACCAATAACTAGCAGGGTCTTTGATGCTTTCACGTACACCGCTTTTACCTGCTAAGTGTATTACTAAATCAATTGTAGATTCTTTTGGAAACTGACAAAACATTAAGTCTTGTTCTACACCATTAGCAATATCAATTGTATGTACATTGTGTCCATACTTTAGTGTTAAACGCTTTAGTAGTTCACTTCCTATAAAGCCACTTGAACCTGTTAGTAATATATTCATCGCTTTTCCGATTCTATAACGCTTTCTCGTAAGTATGAGCTACTAAATCTGTGATCTCTATTGTTAAAATACAATTCTATATCACGTCTACGACATATATCTTTGCCTGTAAACTCTTTGTCTCTATATTCCTCTCCTAGAATTCTTACATTAATAGTGTATAATTCTAGTATATCCTCAAGGTCTTTTTCAGTACCATAAGGAATAATTTCATCTACATAACTTACAGCTTTTAATTGTGTGTAACGCTCAACTACTGTTTGTATAGGAGAGTTTTTATCTTTACGATCATTACTAGGATCAACCTGCAGACCGCATATGAGATAATCACATTGTTCTTTTGCTTCACGTAACATTTGTACGTGTCCTGCGTGAAGTAAGTCAAATGCACTACATGTAAATCCTACTTTCATTAGTGATTCCTCCCACCGTCAAATACACAAATAAACTTTAAACCAAAGTCTGTATTATTATGTACTCTGTGGAATACATTGTCCTCAATTAGTACAGTATCACCTGCTGTAACATCAAATATTTTATGATCAAGTTCCATCTGGCCACTGCCACTGACAAACATATATACTTCTTCTTGCCCGGCATGTCGATGTCCAGTTGTACTTTTATGAGCTGATAACATTGTACTGCTTACTACCAAGTTATTTAATAATGTATTATCTTTTACAATGTAGCGATCATCGTTTTTAACTTCATCGCCGCCAATATCCCATTCACTGTATTTCATTTATCATCCTTTAACTTTCGTTCATGTTAATACAAAGAGCTTGCTGTTCAGGTTTAAAGTAACCTCCGCCTTTGCCATGATTTTCACTTAATGCTTCTCTTGCTTGGAAACACTCTACCATATTAGTATGGGTACTTACATGCTCAACGTAAGGCGTTGCATCATAAAAGTATACAAATACTAATGTCCACATTATATTACTCCTCGTAATAGTTTTCTGCTAAGTTTCTTAGCATTGCAATTAATTCTTCAATGGTATTTAGGTCTTGATTGTTATCAGTATCTATTTCCACTTCCATCTTAATTTTCATTTTATTCTCCGAAATCAAACAAACTATTAAACGTATTGTGTCGCTTAGTATCTTCTAATGGATAGTTAAGCACACCAATTAAGTTGTCTAGTTTATTATCAATGATAGTCTCCGCCATTGCTGCATCATCAAAAGGAAGTTCCTTAAACCATTCTGGAATACGTAACTCGTCAGTTGGGTATGCAACACTAGTATAACCTAGCGGATTCTGTTTTAATTTACAAACAATAACTTTCATGCCGTCAACAATCTCTTGCGAGTATTTGTCGCCGTTCATACGCTTCAACGTATTCCAGTTAATGCTTGCCCGCACGTGGCCTGGCATATTTGCCTTGCCTTGTTTTTCTTCTAACCGCCTATAGTGTCCTACTTTGTTTGCACGTTTAGGAGATCCTTTCTCCCAACCAGGACGCTCACTAAACTCCTTACGGAATACAGTAATGCGTTCAAGAATATCTTCTTGTGGCTTATCAGTAAGCACCATAAGTAATAGCTCGCTCAAAAACTCTTGCATAAACACAGGAGTATCTGATCTACGCAAGTCTAAGCCCATTGCCTTTACTTTACCTGCTTTGCCGTCAATATCTGTTCTAAAGCCTTCGTTGTCAATTACTAATGCCGCATAACGTTTCTTAGTAATAAACAAACCTGATTGTGCAATAATTTCACGTCCTGCTGCAATAACATCACTACGTGTTGACGGACAATGAAATGCATCTGCCATAAATTTTGGGAATGTTGTGTTTGCTTGTTCGCATACTTGATCCATAAGTGTAATACACTTTTCTTTAGACCATTCAAGGTTGCCACTAGCAACTTCATCTCTTAGCATAGGCCAAGCACTAAAGTAGCAAGAGTCAGTATCGCCATAAACCATAGCCTTACCAACGTGATCATACTCGCCTGTAATACAGTTGTTTACTTCGGCACTCATATGTTTAACAATAAGTCTTCCAGTGAGTGTTGTACTTTGACCAATACGTTTATCAAAGAATCTACAGCCCGGATTAAGAATAGCACCATACAAACTGTTTAGGTTAATCTTCTTAACTAGCTGTCGTTTATCCCAATATTCGATTTCAACAGCATTACCTGCGTCTTTTGCTTTCTTTAACATCTTCTGCATGTCTTTACGTTCAGCATACCAACGCTTTAGTAGTCCTGGAATAACACCTTCAAACTCAGTTGTAAAGATTGTACCGTTACTACTAAGCATCCACGGGTTTTGATTATCAAATATTAATTTGTAAATCTCTGCTCCGCTCATTACTTCTGTTTGTCCATTTTCAAAGTCAACAGTTAATGGAACATCTTTGCGTTGTTCCATGACAGCTTCGTATTCTTCTGTACTAAAACGTCCTTCCCAACTACCCGCAAAACTTTTCTTCTTTAAGAACATGTCTTCATGTACACGAGCGTCTGACATCTCTGGACGTATTTGTCCAATGATAGTTTCTGGTGCCATATTTAATGCACGAATAACACTAGGATATAGTGAATTCAAATCCATTGACGCTACCCATTTGTGCAAACCTTTCTTAGGAAACGCAACATAAGCACCTGCGGCTTGTGTAGCTTCGTCATCACGCTTTTTACGATTAGGAACCTGTAAGCCTCTGTTGTGTGCTTCGTTAACAATACCTTGTTCAGTAACAGCAACAGCACCCATAGTAGTTTGCAACAACACTGTGTTTTCATGAGCAACAGTATTACTAAGATCAATAAAGCGTAACTTCTTATCTAGTTTGTCTAGTAGTGCGGTATCTTGTATGTTGTATTCAATAAACTTACGAAAGTCATTGTTATATAACTGATCAAGTGTGCCTTCGTATGCAACTTTCTTTTCGCCTACTTCGATCTCGCCAATAGCATCTAGTCGGTATGTATGACGTTCTTCATATGTATACTTACGATATAAGTTCAAACTATCTAAGTGTACACGGCCTACTAAGTCAAACGTTTGGCTCAGCTTGCCATATTTTTCATATTCACGTTTCTTAGGAAGTTGTCCCCACAAGCAGAATCTACGTGTATCATCTTTGCTTAGTACACGACTAGTCCTGTTTACAGTATACGGAATATCATATCCTTCACTGTTCCATCCACTAAGTACATCACTGTCTTCAATAAGTGTTAAGAAAGTGTCTATCATCTCACCTTCTTTTTCAAACAGCATTACGTTTTCAATGCCCACAAGTTCTGCTTTTGCTTGTTCCATAGTAAGCGTCTTAGGCGGCACAGCAAGACATACCATTGTGTCTAACCATTGTAAGTATACACTAATACTTGTAATAGGCATAAACGGATCACTAGGATCAGCAAAGCCACGCTCTGGATCAAAGTCAGTCTCAATATCAAAGAATGCAATATTCATTTTAGGACCATCTTGGTTAAGATAGTTTTCACTTAAACATTGGAAAATTGGATTAATGTCGCTTTCAAACAGTTCTTTGTCTCTGTTAATAGCAACTTCTTTGCGGAAGTCTTTTGTGTTCTTACACACAATACGACTTAGAGGATCGCCGTACACACTCTTGTACTTGCCTCGTTGGTCTTTATAATAAAATGTATATTTTGCTTGATATTCACGGTAATCTCTTTTACCGTCATTTCGTTCAACAACTCTGATAATGTCAGAGTCGCGATCAAATAGTGCGTCTACGTAGCTCAATTATTTCTCCTTCGTTGCTTGTGGCCAACTTAACCATCTACATGCCTAGCTATTGCTATTGGCGTTATATAATATATAGTCTACTAAGAGCTATGATGTTCATAATAATGAACCAACCAGTGAGTACTAATACCCAAGGTAGTCCACGTCTATATGCTCCAAAGAAACTTGCACAACTTCCTACAAAATAGAACGGTATGAAGATATCTGGTCTTGGAGTGAGTACAGTCCATGTTAATATAGAGCTACCTATAATAACACTAACAGCACCTATCATCTCTGCATAGTGTGCAACCGGGTCTGAGGTAAGACTATCTCTATAAAAGTCTTTAATAGCTTGCAAACTATTTGTCCTTGCCGACAGTTACGACTAATGTTTCCAAATCGTCAAACTCATCGGAAACTCTTTCCCAGTCACCTTTTTGTGCAATTTTAATTGCTTTATTAATTAAACTTGGCTTAATGTCAAGCTCTTCAGCTACAGACTTAACTGTATCTTTTAGACCTGTTGTAAGGTCTTCTACTTCCTGATAGACTGTTACGCCTTCATTTACTAGTCTTTCTAATTTTGCCTTTTCATCGGCACCGAATACACGACTTCCCATTGAGGATCTCCTTTAGTAATTTATATACTATTATACGGTATTATGAAGGGTTTGTCAAGAACTTTTTTCGTTTAATTTACGAAAAAGCATTTCTTTGATAGATTCCTGAGTAGGATCTTGCTTGTACTTTTGTTTACGGGGTATTGTTTTACTTTTATCCGTATGCGCTCCACCGGCGCCACTAGTACGTAGTGCTTCCAGGTCTTTGTATCCTGTATTGCGCGGCTTTGGTTTTTGTGGCCTTCTGTTCTTTTGTGCCTCAGAGTTCATTTGACTCTTTGAGTTTGCCTTCTTCATTAGTAATAATAGTTCTCTTTTTAGTGCAGGATCTTTAAGTATGTTTTGTATTGATGTTGCATACTTATCAGCTACACTACTGTTGCCTGTAGTGTCTGTTTTATCTTTCTTATCTTTGCCTGTAAATACTCCACTTATTGCTTTGTTTAAAGCATCAGGAGCAAGTGCTCCGCCTTTTTGTGTTGCATTATAACCTGTTTGAAATGCACCGCCTAACCCTTTGGATTTGTTAACGGCTTTAATAGCATCAATTGGACCTTCTTCAATATCATTGTCCATGCTGTCACCAACAAGTTTATTTCTAGCAGGGTGTGGTGATTCGTTGCCACCTGGTTTAGAACTCTTAGTAAAGGCATCCTTGCCTTTAAGTTGACCTGCACTACCATGTTTTTGTTTACCTTCGTTAAGTGTTACGCCTGCTAGTTTAGCAAAGTCACTTACGCTGTAATTACCTTCAACTGGCATAGTACCTTGCGGTACATCTACACTTTCTTGTAGGAAGTTTTCTTCAACTTGTACACTTTCTTGCGGGTTAGCGCCTTGCATACTTGCAACCATCGCTGCTCTATCAGCAGCTCGATCAGTTGGTTCTATTTGGAATAGTTTTTGTTGAAGTTTGCGGAAATCCATATTAGGCCTTTACGCACTTATTAACACGTTTGCCTGCATTCTCACCAGTACCTTTTTGTGTTCCAGATCTTTTATAACCTTTCCAACATTTTTCAGGACCAGCTACTTCATCTAGCTCTGCTTCTGATAAACCTAAAGTTTTGTAACTTGGCTTACCACACTCTGAACATTTAGCAACAGCTTCTGATAATCTGTCAGCTAAAGATTCTTTATAACCTTTTTCTTTTTTAGCAATAGCAATAGCAGCTTTTTGTTTGTTGCTCTTACCTTTGCCTTCGCCAACTTCTTCTTTACCGCTTGAAATACCATCTAGTGCATCAGGAGCCATTGCACTGTCGTCAGCTTCTTGGTAATCCATATGATGATACACAGAACTTAAATAGTCTGAAGCTTTTGTAATCTTTGCTTGTACCCAACCTTCTAGGCCTTCTGCTTCACTTACGCCTTTAAGCATTTCGTGTAGTTTAATTGAATACTTAGCAGCTTTATAAAGCTCGGCACGTGCCATTTGTACTTCGTGGTCTTGCTCAGCTTTATCAGCTAATTCGCCTAAACCTTCTTTTAAATCTTTTTCTCTCATCAGTAACTCCTACTAATATATATTTATCTTTTTGCGACCTTGCCGCCCATTAAATTGTTTTTAACATCTAAAGCGTTTTTAGCTGTACCATCTGGATTTGTAGCCTGTGGCGCCTTTGGTAAACCATTTTTACCTTTTTTCTTTCCTTTAGCATATGCATATGTAGGGTTTACTACACTAGCAACACTACCTGCACTTGTTCCGCCAGCGGTAGCTGACTCTGCAACACTAGGATCGTTACAATTACAGTGTTTGCAATCTGCTGGGCATACGCAATCTTCTCTTTTAGTATCTGCACCGCAACACTTGTCTGAACAATGTGTGTCTTTTTGGGATTCAGATGCAAGTCTTGGTTGTTCCTCGCTAGATTTGGACAAATAGTCCCAAACCTTTTTACCACCGTATAGTATAGCAACAGCAGCTAATACTGGTATTCCGTACTTAGCGGTAAATTTTGCAACTTTAGCAAAACCTGCACTACCAAGTGCAGCCATTAGTTCGTCTTTTACAGCATCAATACCTTCGCCGGCTCTTTTTACTAGTTCGTCAATACCGTCACCAGTTTTCTTAGCAACATATGCTCCGCCACCTATTGTAGTAGTTGCTATTGGACGTTTAAGAAGTGTGTTAGCTGTGCCAGTAGCAACTTTGCCTGCACCTTTAGCTACAACGCCAGCACCTGTTTTAGCTACTGAAGCTGCCGCACCTCTTTTTGCAATTATCTTTGCGCCTTGTTTTATAGCCCACGGTGCAGCTATTCTAGCACCAGCTATTAGTGCTGGTATCAAAAGCGGAAATGCTTCGTTAACTTGTTTTGAATTATTTGAAGTTATTTCATTTATTTTCATGTCTATCTTCCAGTATATCTTCCATTACTTTTGTTGCTGTTTCAGTAAAAAACCTCGGAGCAACACTGTGTACTACTAATGCCGGTACAAGTAATTGAAGTTTAGCAGCTGTCTTTAGTGCCGCTGTCATATGTTGTAAGGCAGTTTCGCCTTGTTTTTCTAAGTGTAGTTTGCATTGTTTACTAAACATTACTTTTTGCCACCTTTCATGTTTGCACACCAGTGATACATTCTTGCTTTTTCACCTGATGCTTTCTTAGCACGTTTGCGTAGTGCTGTAACTGATCCGTTACAACTAGCACCTGACTTCTTTACTCTGCCAGGTTTGCTTTTGCCTTTTTTCTTACCATCAGCAAAGTTTTCTGATAGCATTTCTTCTAACGTAGTATCTAACATTCTAACTGTAGCAAACTCTTCGCCCATAAGTCTTAGAGCATCAAATCTATGATGACCATTTACAATACGACCCTTTGTGTCTACAGTTAAAGGACTGTATGTGCCGTCCTTTACTCTGTTCATTTGCTTTTCAAGTTTACGGAAGTTTCTACCTTTTTGTACACTACGTAATTTGTTTAATTTGATTTTACCTAATTTACCTTGATCTTTAATTTGTGGAGGTGCTTCTCCGCCTGTAGGCTCGTCATCAAAGTGTGCATCTTTATATCCTTCAGCATCTTGTACATCATAACCAATACGGTTAAGTTGTTTCATAAGATACTTCATTTCTTTTTGTCCAGCATACGGAGCAATAACTACATCTGGTTCATCATAGTTTGCACCTTTTGGTACTGACTTTAAGTTTGCTAAGTTTGTTCCAATTTTATAATGATCATATGCTGTATCAGACTTTGCTAAGAATGTATTCTTAGGATTAGGTATTTGTTCACCTTCACTGTATTGTGCTTTACGCTTTGCAATAGTTTTTTTACGTTT